TGAGTTGTTGACCGTGATGCCACCGGAGAACCCTACTTTTGGTTCGTTATAAACGGTGGCTTTGGTCAGCGACGCGTTTTGACGGCGTCGTCGACGTTGACGCTGTGCTGGAATGACACGCACTGCGTTGATGAGGGCTCGTTGTTTCCCGTTAAGGGGCGCCGCCCGAGCTTGAGCGGCTAATGTGGCCCGTTGAGATCCCGTGAGGGTTGCTGCCCGGGTCCGAGCAGCTGAACGTCTAGAAAGGCGTTTTGACATAATGTTAGTTAATGGCCAACAAAGAAAAAGCGGAGGGCTGTTACCGCCATGGGCGCCAAACCATACAAACTAGCGGGTCACAAAACAGGCACAAAACAACTATTGTAACTAATATAACAGGTGGTTGTGGCTCAAAGGCCTACAAATCCACCTCGAAGAGACGCGTGGCCGCGTCGTGCGAGCCCATGGCCGGCCCGCCTTTCCAACCCGTCAGCCAATCGCCGAACGCTTGCTCATCGGCCGCATCTGTGCCGTAGATCTCATACAGCTGGTCAAAAGTTTCGGTGGTGGGGTGTACTGGCTCATCCATGTGTTCCATGAAGTGTTTGGAATGGAACGTGGGTGCGTGGCAAAATCGCTCGAGATACTTGCGCAAAAAGGGAACACCGGAGTTGTCGATGTAAAGGCCCGAAGCAATGCTGGAAAAAGGAACGGGGCATTTGGGAAGGTGGCTATACCCCAATCGGGCAAGCATTTTGCCGGGCTTGGCGGCGAGGCACCCAGAGTCACCGATTTCCCAAAAGTATCGAGAGCAAAAGTCCACCAGTCTTTTGTTGCGCTCGAACTTTGGCTTGGAAGAGAAGCCCAACTTGGCTAGTTGGGTTTTGAAGTCGACGCTTTCAAGGGCGAGGGGGCCAGTAATGACGATGTCGTCGCCCATAACCATAAAGTGCAGGCTATCGCGGCACTGCTCCAAAGACCAACCCAAAGAGTTTTGGATGGCGTGAAGATGCATTAGGACATTGAGTTCGGAGTTGTCACAAGAAGTGTTGGCGTCGCCGGATTTGCGCTGTCCTTCCATGGTGTACCGGTGCCCGGCGCGCTGCGAGTAGCCGATGCTCTTTTCTTGTTTACGAAGGCAATGCACGACATTGCTGGGGATGCAATGTTTGGTCTTGACGGCATTCATTGCGCGGATGACGGTTCGATGTATAGAACGGTCGTAGCGGCTGAGGTCCCCGACGAAGTACGTTTCGCCATCAGGGAGCGCTTCGTAGAGTTGGCGGCCGTTGAGGCCGGCAGCGTAGGTAATCCAATGTTCGGAGTTCCAAATTTTGCTCATGCATTTGCTCCACGAGTAGAAG